AATTTGTTTGAGAAATGTGTTGACAGATTTAGGCAATAAGACTAAAATCTAACACATCAAGACAAGACATTTAGTGTTGTCGAATAGAAAGGATGAGTAGAAATGAAAGACACTAAACATGGCTATACATACGATCCTGAATATGTTCATGCAATGAAAGATGAAGCTAGACGACTAATTGAACTATTCTATCGTCAACTTAATGGTGGCGCTAACCAACTTAATGGTACTGAACACTTTAATGCTTTCCAAGACATTAAAACTTTTTTTGATAAATACAAATAATTTTATCGAAAGCTCTTGACCCAATAAGAGCTTTCCAGTAAGATTGTTTTACACCAAAGCGAAAGCTTAAACCAAACAGAATCTCTTAAGGAACACCATCATGCTTTGCGCCACAATCCTCACTCTGTCTTTCATATCAGCAGCTAATGTCTATTCTGAAGAAAGCTACATCGTAGACACAGCAAGCAATGCTCACACACAGGCTGTAGATAGTCAATCTACCGACTGCAACATGAATACATTGTCTGTAAAGCAAGAGGCTAAAGTATATTGGGAAGCTACAGACAAAGAGATGGCTAAGTGGCTTGCACGATACAATATCAAGGCTGATCTTGCACAGCTGGATAGCTTGAATGTTACACAAGAGATGATTAGTGAGGATATGATTCCATGACTATCGTTGAAGATCATGGTGAATGGATTGGCAAGGGTTGGGCTATGACACCATCAGGTTGGCTTTATGCTGGTCTCGAATGGTTTGATACTTATGAGAAAGCTTTATCTTACATTGAAAAGGAATTACTGAAATGATTGAGATTAATGAATTAACAGAGTTTCTTAACTGGCTAACAGAGCACTATCAGATTGATTTGATTGATAACAGCGGTAGACGTAATCGTTACCCTGCCGAGGATGGGGAAAGACTTGAGAAACTACTAAAGATTTATTTATCCACCCTACAATAAAATACACTGGCAGCCTTGTGCTGCCTTTTGTTTGTGTGTAGAATACCTATTATCGAAACTAAACACAGAGACTCCTAAAATGACTTCAGTCAACACTTACACAACTGAACACTATGTAGCCCTGATGAATCTCCTTAGTAATGAGAAAGCCTATCTGGCAGCAGCAACTAAGAAGTCTGAAATCGAGCTACGCTCTGTGTGGATCAAGCAGATTGAAAAGGAGATAGCACAAGAAGAGGAGTTGCTGAAAGCTAAAGGGGTTGAAACCTATTCGATTTCTAGTGATGTTGATAGTATGTCTGAAGATGCTTTACTTGCTGAATTACTTGGTTAGTCTTTAAAAGAAACTCAATAAATCTTCTCTAGCCCCTTGCGGGGCTTTAGTCGTTTGTGTAGAATAGCCCTATCAGACAACAATTGATAGAGCACACTCCCATGACTCGCACATTCAAAGACCTATATAGTAAAGAGACTGTGATAGCTTCCAAGGCTAAGACAGCTTATGGCTTTGAATGGCGTGTTGTATGTGGCAAGTAATCGTAGCAGGATTCTTTAGCCCTCCAATGTGGAGGGCTTAGTCATTCCAGTAAGTAATCTAACATCCTCTTCTGCATTCCTCTAAGGAATAGTGTCTAAATCCTCTGTAAAGCTTATTCTGTCTAATCTGCAAGGTGGGTGAAGTTACACTGATTAGTGTACTTTTAGGTACTGTCAGTGTGAGCGAAGCCATCAGAGATGGCTAAGCACGGTAACGATTCCCTCACAATACCCATCCCACATAGTGGGATCTTACATCACTCTTACAATTTCCCTCACCATCCCTGTCAATATCTATCACTTATTACATTCTAATAACATTATTCTATACACTATCTAGCCTATTGACATAGGAGATGCAGTGTGGTAGATGATGGTGTATAAATATAGTGCTTGACAGGTAGACCTAATCTATGAATGGTCATTTAACATAAAATGCGTTACAGGAAGTCATAACGGTTTTTGATAGGTGGATACTAAAACAGATTCCTTGTCACCATGTTTATTTTCAAAGAGATTCATTCAGCTTATCTGAATGAAGTCTAGGCAGGAATATCTATGAGGGAAGGGTTAGGTGATAGAGAGATACAATTGGAAGGATTGCTGATATTTTGTTATTCTGAGAGGTTTTAATAGGGTGGGCGTAGAGAGCAGTTAAACGCATCAGCTATAGCGACAGAGTTTTCTGAACACAAGCCCTTATAACATAAAGCTTTCAGTCGTCTTACATATATTTTCCAGACATAAAAATAGACACTTACTAATACAAGCTAAGTGTCTTTACAGGGGTTTGGGATATTTTACTTGCTAGAAAGTCTCTTCTAAGTGCACTGCACCTTATTAAATATAGTGGGGGTAAAGTGCGGGTGGTTTACACTATCAAGGTGCACTCACGCATCCCACTTAAAGTGCACTACTTATTGCGAGTCTCCATCCTCTCTGCCAGTACTTCATTGCTATTGATCCGTGAAGATAAACTCTCAGGTGATATTTGCTTTGAGAAAGCAAGCTTCAACATCTCATATCTGACAGACCACTTATTGGTGTTGGGGTATATTTCTGTATAGTCCTCAACCATTGCATCCACTTGATCCATTGGGTGTATTGCAAAAGCATTCATAGCTTTGTGACTCTCATTTGGTTTCATATAATCAATCCATCCTGTGTGAATGATACAGTTATCACTTAATGTTTTAGCTCGATCTTTAATATATCTGAGCTTGTTGTCATTAGCTTCTGGAAAGTATTTGAAGATTATCCCATTAGCCTCATACTGTGTAACACCTTCTGGGCGTTCACCAAGTTTTATAATTTCACTCACACACTCTGAATTATCCCCGCTGTCTTTCCTTGTACTGGACTTGAGGTTTCTTTTACACCAGTCAACAGATACAGCACCATCTAAGGTGCTTGATATTTGTGCGTATGTTAAACCCTGCTTTCGTAGGGCTAGAGCTTTCTCTTTTAGGTCCACATGGTCACCGTCTCAACTGCCATAAGGTTTTCCTCTTTAAGTTTGTCTGAAATTTGGTTTAGTTTATAATAGACGTCATTTCTAAAATAGGGTTCAGCCTGATATTCAGAAGCTACTGTAGATATAACATCTGCCTTAAACAGTTGCCAAGCTGCATGTGCCCCCATTGGGGTGACATAAGTACCGAGATTTTTTGCTTTAGCAGTATGGTCCTTACAAGAGGATTGATATTTTCCAGCCTTTGTCATAGAGGCACCTATAGGGAACTGTCCTCGTGTTTTAGGATTGATCAGAAGCATACTATTAATTCTCCGAGATACAAAACAGCAGGTATCTTCAGAGTACACTTTACCGCCGTTTGAAAGTATCTCTTTATCTAACTCTAGACCTTCCCATACCTGATTTGCCATCCAAACTCTGAAGTTAGAGAATAGGTGCCAATGCTCATCAACACAAGCTTCTTCATAAGTAGGCATAGATGCTTGGTACTTTTCACAATAACAGCGCTTAAACATATTAGTCCACGCTTTGTAAAATGGACATATCCATACTTGCTTAAACTTTCCCCCTACTAACTCATTACGAGTTACAGGATAGCCTGCATCGTTGGTTCCAACTCCATAAATCTTTTTCACAAACACCCTCCATATTCAAAAGTTGAATTCCATACATCAAACTCATCAGTGTATATTCCATGTGCAAATAGCCACTGTTCAGCATCTGCCTTAGCTTCAAGCTCAGTCTCTCCAGAAAGCTTGTGATATTTCCCATTAATTTCTAATGAGTAGATGATGCCCATAAATGAGCCATTCCAGATAAGTTTAATATTATTCATTTCAATCTCCAATTAATCAACCTATCCAAATCCTTACGTATCTCCTCCCTAAGCTCCCTCAAATCTCTATCAATCTGCTCCATTCTCTTTTCAATTCTAGGTTCCATAATACTTCCTCCAATAAGAAAGCACAATCCCTGTGCAATTTTCCCTTAAATTATTGCACATCCTTCATCCATGTCAAGCTTAAACTCTTTAATCTGTATGTAGATTGGAGCTAGAAGCTCTTTATCTTCCAATAGCTTCATGTCTGTGGTGAGAATGTTGAGTTCTGTCTTGATGCTTGTCTGCAACTTCTTCAAAGCTTTGTAATATTCAACCTCAAGCTCATCTACGCGTTTCTGTGCAGCTTCGTAAGGAGTCAGTTCAACAGGAGGGATTGTTACAGGAACCTCTCCGTGATATTCAGCGAGATGGATTAGCTCGACAAGTGTACCATCACCTACCGGCTCTCTTGCATCGCCCTCATCAATCTGATTGTAAGCACCCCAGTGATATACATGTGGACGAGAAGCCCTCACACTATCAAATTGCCCTTCAAGATGTCCTTTATTTTCTCCTTGTCCAGCATCAACAGTGAAGAATCCATCTTGCGTTGTGCAATATTTGATAGAAAATGGAAGACTAAGGTCAATATTATCCAACAGGAGTGTCTTTTTAGGATCGGATGTGCTTTTGGTCAACCTCATACCATTACGCAATCTTCCTTTGCCATCCACCACTTCCAAGAATGTTTTGTTTGTGGGATCATTGCCATCATGACAGTGCATTTGCATGATAACAACACTACCAAGCCAATTAACTTTGTGGATGATAATGGTCATCTCACTTGTGTGTACAGGCTGATCTTTGAAATAGAATGGATCACCCTTCACTTCACATCGTGTGCGATGAACACTTGATGTTGTAGCGCCTGATGTCGGTGCCCATAGCATAACACCAGATTGTCCTTGGCTAACAAATGCTGAGACAGGATCGAATGATTTACCGGGTATCCAAGTGTAAGCGTCTTTACTGGTGCTATTAATCCCAGCATCTTTCTTTGCTAGTGGTGTTGTGATATCGTAAACTTTCAAGTCTTCTACTTTAAGCATTTCATTTTCCTATTTTAGTTTATATCAACAATATAACAATCCTTTGTCGAAACCACTCCTAAACTTTTAAATTGATTTCAGTCATTCTTCAACCTTCATACGAAGCTCCCAAAATTCTTTTTCTGTAATAATGTTATCTCGATGTAAAATTTGCAGGTGGGCAATGTAACGGTTTTTAAGAACTTGTATCTTCGTCCACATTTCTCTTTTATCATCTTCAATTTTCTTCTGTTCATAAATTCTAAAATTAGATTCAATTGCATCAATCTTTTCTGCAAACTCATCTTTTTGAAAATGATAGAATGTGATCGATGTAACAAAGAATGTGACAAACATATTTAAAAGTAAGTTAGGTATTAAATTATCTTTCATTTCTCATCTCCTTCACCTTTCTCTATTTTATGTAATTTTTCAATCTTGATTTCAATATTCTTAATAATAGCCTGAGATAATCTTTCTTGCAACGCAACAGCTTCAGGACTATATGTATTATTCCAGTAACTGAAACTCATCCAAGAGTCTTTGTATCTAACTTTACAAGAGTCCTTATAAGCTGAGTAGCTGTATTCAAGATTAATACTGTCAGCAGATTCTTTACACATCTTCCTGTCATCCCAATGAAGAATCTGAGGATAGATGTATTGATCAGATTTCACCAAAATACATCCAACAATGAGCCCCATTACTCCCCACATCCAGATAAAGGAGCTTTTATCGTTACCTTCTGTTTTAGTATTCATTTGTCCCTCCATTTTTCATCACAGCTCATCTTACATCTATCTCCAACTTTGCTCCCACATTGTGGACAGCTATCCTCTGCATATTTCTCCTCAAGTTTATCCTGAAGCTCCGATATTTGCTGCTGTAGATCATAGATTGAACCTATAAGAGCAAGAGTGACACGAATATCAGCAGGTATAAAATCATTCTCATATTTAATAATACAAGCGTCTTCACTTTTATAAAAGTTCTTAATAAACTCTTCTCTAGTCATCACGCCACCTTCTCAATAACAAGATTATACACTTCAATAGCATCATGCAATGACACAAGAACAGCATCCTTGTGTGGAAGGTGAATATAAGGAACACCCTCTTTCCACACCACTGTCACAATTGTATCATCCACTCCGTGAATCGTTACAGAACGAAGAGATGTGATAGTTGCCCCAGTGTTGGTATCGTAAAACACTCTCGATGTTTGTTTTCCATTGTTGATTAGACGTGTGCGGATCATTTCACTTCCTCAAATCTTGTGGTTGGGTAGTTTGTTGTATAAATTTCTTCATACCCACACTCTTTACACCTGTGTGGATATTTTGGAGGGTGACATATTAGAGCATATCCATAGGCAATCATTTCTCCTTCGAGGCATTTATCACAAATCATTTTAACGCGGTAACTCTTAATTTCAGTGTACTGTTCCATTTAATTCTCCTAATTCGATAATTTATGTATATCTAAGCTTGAGTTTATTCTACCCCTAACGCATTTATCCCTCAATCGTTATCGCAGTTTTACACCCGACTTTTCCCACCACTAACTAGCTTTCTTCTTTGATTTCTCTTCTATTTTCTCAGGATACTTGTGATTCTTAGTGAAATAGTCATCAATCTCTTCCAAAAGCAGTCCAACACCAGCTACAGCAGTGAGATTTGAGTTAGCTTGTGTGAATTCCTTGAGATTTGAGAATCCTGTAGCTTGTACGAACAAGTTAATGTCATAGTTAGCTTTCTTGGCAACACGCCTCATATATTTCAGCTCGCTAATAGGCTTCCAATAAAGAGGCAGTTTACTACCATATTTAGAAGCCAGCTCTTGCCACAAACCTTTGTCTGCATATTCAATCTTTAGATTGTCTTGTGCATATTTCTGTTCTTGTTTACGTTGCTCGACACTAGCTTGACGCTGTTCGTCTGTCATTGGAGTTAGCATTCGTTTAGTTCCCTTGTAATAATTGTCATAATGTCGTATGCAGTTTGTTTCCAACTAAAATCAAGGACACCTGTAATTCCTGATTTAAGTGCATATCGAATCCTATACACGGGACGACCTTTAAAGATAATGCCCTTATCCGGGTATTCTTTGAGAACTCCTGACAATACACTAATATCATCTAGGTCAAGCCAGATAGTAACACCGTGTGCATTGTAAAATGATTTAAATTTACTCATCTTTCTCTCCCATAATCCTCAACAATTCCTCTGTCTCCATAACAGCCTTCTTGATATCTGCATTCTCTTCAATGTTCAAAGCTTTAGAAATCTTGTTACTGCGTGTATGTGCTTTGTGAAGATCCTTCAAGAGAAGTTGTAGAGATTTCTTTAGTTTGTCTTTAGTCAAAGTGTCCTCCTAAATTTGAATCAATATAATAACAAAAAGAGCAGCTACCCCGCAAGAGATAACTGCTCATAAATATCTATTAGCTGAATGCCCATGATAGATTACCTTCATAATAGTAATCCTTAATCATCCTTGAAACCTCAGAGTCATACCAGCCTTCTCCTATGGTAAGGAGAATATGTTTTAATCCACTATTTTCCAACTTGATTGTTGCAAGCTCTTCCCATTCCCAAGAGCCATCTTCGAAAAGAATAATCTTGTTCATAAATAGACACCTTAGAAAGGAAAAGTCTTAGAGTTGATGAACATCTTGTAGTAGGCAGGCTCTACAAACTTAACAATCTGACTACTTGGCTTGATAATACCTGTCTTACGATTCTTTTGTAAATTCACCATTACAACAATCCGTGCAGCTAGAGCACGTTTCAGCATATAGGGATTAAAGTTGAATGGTTGTTTGAATGTTTTCCCATGATTATCCAGATAATATCCATTGTGAAGACGTACAGCAGTAGCAAAACTGATTGTCGAACGTCCCTTGTTAATAGGCAGATCACTTTCAAAGCAAACAATACCATTTACATAATATACAGGTTCATAACCTAGTTGATAAAGAAAGTTTTTCAAACTCGTTACTTGAAGTAGGTAGGTATCTTTAATTTCAGACGGGTCTAGGTAGTTCTGTTTATCTGTCATTTGTTTTCTCCTTTAAATTTTAGTTACTTTCACATTATTCGCACGAAGATATTCTAGCCCAGACACGTCACGATATTCTTCCTTGTAAAATACTTCCTTGATACCTGCGTCTACGATGTCAATAGCGCAATATTTACAACAGCTAGCAGTAACGAATAGTGACGCACCTACGGCAGATTCATTAGTCTTGCACAAGTTCATAAGAACCGACTTCTCAGCGTGCCTTACTTCTGGTTTTGTGACTAATTTATATCTTCCAGTCACGTCTTGAAAAGGATATTCAGACTCAATGTAATTAACATCTAACCAAGGGGCAGCAGTATTGATCATGTACTGTTTATCTTCAAGCGGGCCATCGATTGCTGAGGGCAAAGCATTGTAACCAGTTGACAAAATGTTATTATCACGCACTAACACTGCACCAACCTTTAGGCGTACACCACTTGATGTATCTGCCAAGACTTGTGCAATCTTCATGTACATTTCAATGTGCTTCGGTTTCACACTGTCTTCCTCAGATTAGCAGCAAACCCTTTTCTCGTATTAACGCCTGATGCAGATACTCCACCATCTTCTCTCTTGCTTTTTGTTGCGATATTCTTGGATGTCTTTACAGTGTATCGACCCTTACCAAAGATTTCATCACACTTCTCTTGTGCCAGTCTACGATCCGAGGTCTTGTAGAAGTAGTAGTCTTGCATAGCTGACATTGAAAAGAAACTTCCCGGCTCTACAAATTGATAGTCTGTGTATTGTGCAAAAGAAACAATAACAACTTCAATATCTTTCTTCTTAGTTTCAGTCATCAAAACTCTCCCTCTCAATTTGATCTTCTACAAAGACATCTACCATCCAATCATCATCGTCTACACTATCTTCTTCCGCATCCTCGTAATGTTCGTCAATACAATGATCCAGAAAGATATCGTAAGCTGAATCACTCATCCCCAATCACCTCACTAACAGCACTTACCAAATCCTCACCAAAGGTCGATTCGAAATCGTGAGGATTACTAAGCATCCAATGTTCAATATTAGATTCCAAGTCTTGGATTTCTGTGTTGTCTTCTTGATTCATTCCTCAAAAGTTCCTAGATAAGTTGGACGAATATAGAATTCTGGTGCAGAGGCTCTTCCCATGTACCGATCCCAAATATCCTGATAAGCTTTACGAGCTTCAGCTTCTGTGGGGTAGGTTTTAGTGTAAGTACAATTATCTTGTGGGGACCAAGAATCACGTTCTTCAAATTTAACTTTATACACGGTCATAACATTCTCCTAAATATTAATTATCAATCGCCATAGATTCAATATCAAGTTCAAGCCACCAAGGCTCTACATCAAATGATGGGTCAATCTGTGTGTCGTCTACATCTTGGTATTCGTAGAGTTGATCAAATAGGTTCATTTATCTACCTTAGTATTATAACTTACGCCAGAACAAAGTAGACCAATAAACAACAACCAACCCCAACCTTGCGTGGAACCAATTGCCAATAAATATACAGCTCCTGCAAAACAAATGCAACAAGGAATCAGTAACAGAGCAATTGTTAGAAGCTGTTTCATAAATCTCTCCTTTTAAAAATGCGTGCCCTAATTATAAGCGACACGCGAATGTTTGTATAGTGTTATTTTAGAATATGTGTCTCAATATGAAACAAGCCTTTTTCATGATCCAGATTATCATCTAGCCACTTGAAAGCATCTTTTTCTTGCTGGTAAACATTCAATACTTTGTTGTCTTTGATGAGTAGATAGATTTCCAATTAAACCTCCACCTTAGTTTCTTTCTTGTTAGCTACGTTACTAGCTTTCGCTTCCTTTGCCAAGCGTTTCTTTTCATAATTTTGAATACCAGACTCTACAGCATTTGCAATGATTTCGTCAAGGGAGATATGTTGTTCCTCTACAAACTCTTCTTGAGTCTCCTGTGCAAGACGTGCATTTTGAGGACAGTCTTCTTCACCACAATTACAAGGTTGACTTGCACGATACTCTTGTAAGCTATCCAGTCTTTGTGCAATCTGTTCTACATCAAAGTAGAATGGAGTTCCTTTGATTACATCGCTCAAATCTTCAGGGCTGAGGAAACCAGAATACACTTTCTCATACAGGCGTTTAAGTTGACCACGAGAGAAGTTCGCATGTTCCAGAATATCAGTGTCCTTACCACCTAGTGAATAACTCGATGTGTGGATCATGAGACTAGATGTATCATCAAGAATCCACTCACGACATGACAAGCTAATCACAGATGCAGCAGAAGCACACTCCGGTCCAATAATAGCCACTGTATGTCCTGCACAATTATTCAAAGCTCGGTGGAACAACATCGCTGTGTCAAGGTAGCCTCCCGGAGAGCACACATCAAGCACCACGGTGTCTTGTTCACCTACACTGTTAATAAGGTCTAGTTCCTCACTCCAGTTTGATGGGTCTGAGATATCCTCATGGATTCGGATAACGTGTGTCATACCTCCATTGTGACTAGACGAGATACGCGACTTTTGTGGCAACAACATTAGTTCTTCGTGTTTCATAGTTTTATACTCCTTACTTACCATGGTTTTCTGAATACCCAGCACCCGCCAGATTCAAACGCTCAATCATCAGGCTTCTCATTTCACACGCTGCGAAAAATGCTAATTCATCTCCATACTTATCTACCGAAAAGTATTTAGTTTTACTTTTTCCGGATTTGGGATACCAAGATGCAGTCCAGTAGGTCTTGCCATTCTTTCCTACATGCAATCGCACCCCTGTTATACCGCTACTGTTGTTGGCATACATGCCTTTATTACGGGCTTGCATCTCATCGTTAGCCCAACGAACATTACCTTCCACATAACCAAGAGAATTTTCTATTCGGTCAACAGACACCCTACCTGTAAAGTTATCCGGAATGGGTCCAATATCATTGTAGAAATTCATAAAGTCTTCTGCAAAAGCCTTGGAGATTCCAATTTTAGAATATACTTCGTATTCATCACACTTAGGATTTAAACACCTCTGCTTTATACGTTTCCAAGCCTTCTGCTCAGCCGTTCCTGCCATGCCGTGAGTTTTATATTTTTCCGCGAACTCTTCGTTTCTCTGTTTCAAAATTTCATTATAGAGACACCCACAAGATTTGGTGTGACCCGCTGATAGCTCAGCTGACGTAACTTTCGTTTCATTTCCACAAGAACAGACTGCTGACCAAATAAGTGTCCTCCTTTTCGCGTGTTTACCAAGCAACTTATTTACTACTAGCCTACCAACCTGAACATCAGTCCAATCAATTGCATTCTTGTGCAATTTTACCTCCCTATCATTCATTTTCATAGGCTTCAATGACATCTCGAACTACATCAGCACGTTGGATTGCATCCAACGGAAACTTATAGTGACCAATACGTTCGTACTTCTTTTGCATATCTTCTGTAAAGAAACGCGCATATGCATCACGCAATCCGTTACGTCCACGATCACTCGTGTAAAGTTGCCCACTAGAACCTAAAACAATTGTTCTAGTGCCGTGCCCAATACGCTCCAGCAGAAGCTTAAGGATGAGGGGCTGCAACAGTTGACACTCATCCAAAATATAGACAGTGTTTTCTCGGGTCTTACCAAGTTCAAAATTAGGAATCGAGAAGTGGATGCGCTTACCTTCATCCGCATCCATCTTGTTCTTTCCAATGAAGTCTTGTAGTAAAGCTTTAGTTGACTCAAAGTGCGGTCCAAGCTTATTCTCTGAATCGGTCTTTGCTGATCCGGGAAGAAAACCAATTCGATCTGGGCCAACTTCAGCAGGAGTACGAACAAACACAATCTGCTTGTTTACATCTGCAAGATATTCTTTGCAGGCGTAGAAAAGAGCCATAGTGGTCTTCCCAGTTCCTGCAACCGAGTCTACGAATGTAATATCATGGGATTCGATTACCTCTAGAGCTTCTTTTTGCCAAACTGTCGGCTCAAAGTTGTGAACACCATAGCACTCACCAGTACGGTCAGATTGTCGAGGCTTCTTTTCTGAACGAGACTTCTTACGAGGAGCAAAAACTTCTTCTCCATCCACCAATGTCAGGAATGCTTTTTCACGAGTACCCATTTGTCACCTCACATTTCAATTTAGAAAATCAAAAACCCAGCCCACACAGCAAAGCCCAAACACACCAGCAAACTAACTACGTCATCCATTTTATCCCGAGTTTTCGTGTAAGGGTAAACTCGTGTAGTCAGATCGTTCATATTGATCCCTAGATTAATCAAATGTAGCACAAGCATTGTGATAATAAAAGCTGTCATTTCTTACCTCCTGTCAATTCACTCAGTTTACGTTGAGCTTCTTTAAATTCTTTCTGTTTAGTGCGAACAGCAGCTTTAGCTTCTAGAATTTCTTGTTCTTTTTTGTTAACACCACACCCATTCATGATAATGCGTTCGAAATGTCCATCATACTCCATCCCAATTTCGTAAGCATGAACTTCAAAAACATCTTCACCAATATTAATGGATATAGTTTCCGACTTAGATAAGTAGTTTTGGAAAATAGCTAGATGTTTCTCATTAACCCTATCCAATTTAACATTTAGTTGTACTTGCATATCTTTTCTCCTTAAACCAAATCACCGCTAAGAATAACACTCTTCAAAATATCTTTACTACCTGTCACACCATCAGTCGTTGCAGTAAATCTTACACCATTCAGCTCCCCTTGTCCATAGCCCTCTCCGTAACCTGATTCTTCATCCAGCACTTCAAGCTTAGCTTCATATTTCTCAAATACAAGCTTCAATTCAGAAAGAAAACTATTAATAACCACCTCCTGATTAAGCTTGTCAATACCTTCCTTTGCCCAATCCTCAATTACGTTAAGTGTTGTAAGGATATCTGTGATTTCGTCTTCGAATTTCTTATTACCTTGGTCATCTGTAAGGCTTGTTTCAAGATCCAACGTATCTTGCACAACCTTGTTAACAGATTCCAATACCAATTGATATTGTTCTTTAGTCATTTATCTCTCCTTTAAGTTGAATTGTCAATGCTTTCATTACAGTGTTTGGAACATATCTGTCATCAATAAAATCTGCAAATCCTGAACAGATCCCGTCAATCACTTGAATATCAGAATAATAAACACTATTAATCACACCATAGTCATTGATAGAAAACGTGTATTTACTTTTCCTACCACCTATTGTTGATTCTATATGGATTTCTCTACTCATTTGTTTTTAAGCTCTGAATACATTAGTTGTATAAGATTCAAAACGTCTTGAGGTCTTGGCTTGTCCAGCAACTTTACCCTCTCTTCAAGTTCAGTCAAGTTAATAAATTTCACTTGGAAATCTCCTTCTCAATATCAATCGGAAACACCTTGAACCAAATGATAGCACACAATGAGAACCACCACAAAGCAATATTGAAAATTAATACAAGAGTCCAGAAGACAGCCTTGAAGAATTCATCAGGCACCTTGTCCAATTCCCACAACTCATCTTCGGTGGTTTCTGGGTCATTCCTGTAGCATTTCCTCCAAGCCTCACACAGGCCACCATAAGGCTTCAACGAAGTTTCAAGGTATGATTTCACCAATAGCTGTGTGCATATTACTCCGATTATCCAAGCTAGGAGGGTTGTCATTGTTTCTCCTCCTTAATCCTAATGAATTTTTTGAAAATTACTTGGTTACCATCTGTATTAAATTTAATCCAATCTTCTTTCTCTTCACAGTAGGACCAGAATTCTTGCCCACCATATACCCTATACTTGACAGATTGATACTTGACTTTGTTATACCCAAGTTCTCTAAAATATTCTTCTTGTCCGTTCATCCAAATGTCAAAGCTTTCTTCATTATCCCATCCATAAACCCAACCACCCTTATAGAGAGATTTCTTCCTTCGATCTGATAGTCGATTATCAAATTGAAAAGGGTTATCATGTCCTTTTAGTTTTTCAGCATGATCCCGGTGTCCACCTTGAAATGGTCCTACACCATTTGAATTCTCCAACCTATACACAGTTATCAATTTCATAAAATGACCTCAATTATATGGTCTGAACAAAACTTGACCATCTTCAAATAATACCCATTGTCTTGCTTTCATAACTTTAAATTCAAATCCAAGAGATTTCTTTTTCTTCCTTCCTTTTGGTGTTAAAAATTTATCTTGCAAGTCTTTTGTAGACCATGCAAATAGCCAACCCATGCTACACAACTTATTAAACGCTTTCTTGTTTAGACCAGATTTCCGTAACATCTTTTCTGGATCATTGTGATTCATTAAGTAGTTTGCCATTTTAGCATCCCCGTGAAAAGGGCCTCTACCGTATTTGTTTTGCAATCTATAGACAACCATCACTTCTCCCCATTCTGAATTTTAGCCATCTGTTTGTTCACTTCATAAGCCCAATGTTTACGCTTATGTGATTCTTTCACGTTTGCCCATACAGTGTCAAACATTATTTTCAGTTTATCTGAAGACGTTCTATAGCTGACATATTGTGAGCTTATCCGATCCCTTGAGCACAGCAGCCCATCCATGTTTCTTATGTATGCTAGTTTGTAAAGCTCATCATACATGAATTGGTCAGGCATGTGTTTGTATTTCTTGTTGTATTCTAGGGTGGAGATGAATTTGACTAATAGGTTAATCATTTGTTATCCCGACTGAACTCAAACACATAAGTGGCAGGGAAAGCACCTCTTGTACCTTTGTCCACAATATTGTTGTAAAAGGCATAGTCACCATTGTTGCACGGTACACGCTTAATCCACAAATGTTCAGGTTCTGACATGGGATCATCCTCTCCATATTCAAGCAAAGCTTTCTTGAACTCCTCTGCCGGATGATGTCCTTTAGACATGTACATGCGTTCATAGTCCGAGTGTGAGCTTTCAATCTCTAGTGTGTATTGTTTCATTTTTCTCTCCTTTTGAAATTTATGTATCCATCTTAGCACCTTGATTCTTTTTACGCAAGGGGTTGACAGGATTTATTTTCTGTGCGAGGATATAGGGGTCGATGAACATAGCTAGGACGACTGTCCGGGTTATTTCGATTCAGTGCAAATCCCCTGCAAGCCTTATATAACGTGGCCTGTAGAGCTTTTAGTGCTTGATTTAATCTTTATATGGAGAGAAGAAGGATATGGTGTAGGATGGAGAGGAATGAGGATAGTGGTAATAGAATCTACAATACTAGATTACTTACTTATGATATTAAGGTGTACTCAAAGGTTAGTAGTGTTGTTAGAGAATGGAAACAGAAGGATGGTGAAGCTATTGGTGTTGTTATCACTAATCTTGTCTCTTGCTATCGTAAGAATAGGAAGCTTGTATACTCAAGAAATACAGGTGAGAAAGCACTAAGTAAGAAAGGTATTACAACAGGGAGAATTAAAAAAGCTGTTGATTATCTGACTAAATCTGGTTATACTCATAATTATATTGGTAAAGCACACGCTTTAGAGGAGAAAAGAGTAGTGAGTTACATTCTACCTACTGATTTGTTTATTGAGAAGTTCTGTAATGATGTAGAGGCTGTGCGCATAGCTGAGCTAGCATATCAAGACTCTTATGCTTACATTGAGCTTCGTGATGAAGATAAAAACCCCGTGATATTCAGAACAACGGAACGTACAAAGAAACTTGAAGAGGTTGTTCGCAAGCTCAACATCTTGAACGATATCTGCACAATTCGTGATGGAAATGGAGATGTTCTAAATAATTTTTACTGCCGAGTGTTTAACATTGACTTTAGTCGTGGAGGTAGGTTTTACAGGTCTGATGTGCTGAGGATCAAGAACGACGAGAGTAGCCGTCTAGATATCACAATCAACGGAAATCCTGTTGTTGAGATTGACTATGGTAATCTACATTTCCGTATTGCTGCTGCAAGAGAAGGTATTGATTTGGAGACTGTAGGGTCTGACGTTTACAGTGCAATGCTTGATCCAGAGGATATGTCAGCAAGTAACCGTAAGATTATTAAGCTTGCAGTTAATATCATGTTTAACTCTCTTAATGAAAAGAAGGCACAAGGAGCTATTCAATCTGAAATTAATAAACGCAAGGATGAAAATTATACACTTGGTAAAGCTTCACAAGTAATGTCACTTATTAGAAATGCTTATCCGCAATTCAAAGATATATTCTGTATGGGCGATGGCTTTGGTAGTGCATTACAATATCATGATAGTGAACTTGCTGCTGATGTTTTGAGTGTAATGATCGAAAAGAATATTCCTTGCCTTCCAGTGCACGACTCGTTCATTATTGCTCGTGAGCACTGTGGTTTGTTGTCAGACACAATGGGTGATTGCTTCAGAAGTCGTTTTGGTACAGACGGCTTAGTTCCAGTAGGGATTAATTGGAAAGATAACGGTCAAGTGTTTGAAGAAAAGGTGTTGGTGTGAAAGAACTAACAATCATAGTCATAGCTGGCCTATCCATCCTAGCAATTGTTTGGGTGACAGTAAGGCCAGTAGAAAGTCATCAAGTGAATCAAATTCCAATGAGTGGGGAGAATAGGAAATGAAGATTGAAAAGTTCAGCAAGGATGTATCTACTATTAAATATAAGTTCTGGCGATTTGGTTGGACATTTGACCGAATACATCAATATGCAGACTCTTTTACACTAATAGATTCTCACGGTCTTTGGAGGGGTATAGTTTATAAACTTTTGTGGCTAGAAGAGCAGGGTAAATAAATATTTTTCTAAAGTCTTGACAAATGGTTAATAGATAGTTCATACTCTGTTTATGAAATTGATTAAAGGAATCCACCTATGAGGTGTCGTTGCTGCAATGTGCCTCTTACGTGGAGGAATTTTAAAATGAAACAAGACGATGGTAGTGAAGAAGATTTCTGTGCAAACTGCTTAAATGTGGTTTACAACATTGATCAATATGAACCACGAAAATACACGTTTGAAGATGAGTGCGATGAATTCTACATTCCTGAATCTTATAGAGAATAGAAAGTAGTTGCAATTGTACTGTAATAATGTTACAATGTTGTATAAGTGACACATTTTTAATTGACTTTAAATTGTAGGCTCTTGAAGCACTAAAAGTCAGAATGCGAACTACCCGTGAGGATGTTCACCTCAAAAGCTAATTTTGGTCCTCCCATTAGCAAGTAGAGGCGTCGAGTTCTGATAAAGACATCCTGAAGAGACGGTGAGTTGGTATTTACTCAGAATTCAGCTATACGACTTTAGGGTGCAATGAATTCCCGCACAAGCGGAACGCGGCTGATGAGAACGGAAGTTCGAAACTCTTAATTGAGTTCCGCGGATTAGCCCCAGACGGGGAATAAATGGCTATCAGGGATATCAACCTAAGCCGATTAGAGTCTTAGTCGATTTAGGCCGTTGGTGTGCATCGGTATCCTGTGCAGCACACATCTGGCCCGTCACCTATTTCACCCGGCACATTGACAGAAGCAATTCTAAATAAAAATGTGCCTTCACACGCTGATGTCTTCTCCTCCATCAGCATTAAAGATGGTCTGCCCTCTCCTCGGACCTATCTTTCAGACCTTGATAGTGTGTAACCATCCTCTCCTATGGAAGCATGCTTAGAACAGGGTCTTTTCTTAAGTCCTATTACCATTTATTAATGAACTGCAAGCTTGACTTGTTAATAGGACTTAAGAAATTAAATTTAAAGCTAACTGAAAGTATGCTGGGACATACACTGGACTGTAAATCCGGCGCTGAGGCTATGTGGTTCGATTCCATCAGGTAGCACCAAACAAAAGGTAAACACTATGGCTGGTCTGACAAAAGATAAGCAAACAGATAAACAAAAAGCAACACAGTTTCAAGGTGAGCGTAGCAATCGCAACACCAAGGGTAATTCCTCTACTCGTATTCAAAAGAGTAAACTGCGTGACCTCGCGGATAAGCTGATCGAACGCCAAGATATTGCCCTACAATTGATTGACAAGAGTTTGAAAAGTGAACCTGTTGACCCAGAGGCTGTTGCAAGTGCCAAGTGGGTTATTTCTTCCATTAACTCTGTTGTTAAGAGTGCTAGCGCTGAAGAGCTTGGAAGTTTTAACGCTAGGCTCAAAGGTAAGCGGGACGAAGACCAAGAAGCTGAACAAACTCCTGCTGAAATCTCAAAGGAACTGAAACCACGTCTTTCACTCGTGTTCGTAGAACCTGAAGACGAAGAATAATAACTAAAAGAGGTAATGCGACATGATTAATATCCTACTCCTTATCCTTATTTTGTTTCTCCTTCTTCCAATGTTCGGCGTTTACGCTGTAGCCGGTAGTTTGGGTTTTATCCTTAAAGTAATTCTTATCGTTCTTTTGGTTGGTCTTATCGTCAATCTTCTGCCTGTTGCTGGTGGCCGTGGTCGTTGGTGGTAATATGAACACTCTACGACGACTTCTCTTCAAATGGAAGCTCTTTAAGCTTCTTAAATTAATTGAGAAATATCGTCGTAGAAAATGAATCAAGCTGCGGCTTGGTACTTCCCTTTGCCTAGGGAATCGGAGGAGACAGTAAACCAACTGCTGTCGTCCTCCTCTTTTATTTTATATCAATTGTATTTTCTTGAATATGATTGTCTCCAAGCAATAGTAAACAAATGAGACTACAATGGATAACAATGAAAAGTATGTTCTGATTTCCCGTGTTGGTGTTGCTCGTGCAGCCCTTGAAGGTGCTTTTGATGTAGAGAATACCTCAAAGCCTCTGAACCGTGAAATCGCAATCTTTGGTGATAGTCGTACAGCAATGTGCCACACGATTGCAGCTACAGCTTATGCTACAGAAAACTATGGTTATGCTTTCTGGGCATGTGCTCTTTCTGGTAAAGCCTTTGCGCCTTACACAAACAACTTCGGTGTTGGTGGTGATACCACAGCACAAATGCTTGCACGTATCACACCAGTTGTGAATAGCGCTGCTGATATTGTGCTGTTCATGGGTGGTACAAACGACCGTACAGGTGGTATGAGTGTTGCGGATACAAAGCGTAATATCACAGCTATTGTAAAGCGTCTTAATAAAGCTGGCAAGATTGTAATTGTAGCGAATGACACTCCACGCTTTGCTGACAAAGCCCTTACCCCTTCTCAACAAGCTGACCATGAGGCTATTCGTGATTGGGTGTTGAACGAACTTTCTGCCATCACCCCAGTTGTTGATACATACTCTCGTATTGTTCAATCTGATCTTCATGACAATCTTCACCCGAATCCAAAGGGTGCTTACAAGATTGGTGGAGCATTCGCTGAAGCTATCGTCAAGTATTCCAAGATGCCAACTGATCTTCCTCAAGATAGTACAGATACTTTCAGTGCATTCAACAGCACAGGCTCTCTTGTAGCCAACCCCTTTATGACTGGTAGTGCTAACATGAGCACAGCTTCTGTCAATCCTATTGCACCAAGTGTTATTGCAACAGGATTCAAGGGTGCAGGTAGCAGCTTTACAGGCGTTAACACACAGTGGTCTAAAGAACAATCAGAGTTTGGTGAGCTTCAAGTAGTGACATTCACAGGTGTTCCTACTACAGCCGGAGCCTATCTAGCATTCAGTCCTACAGCTACATTCACTCTGGCTAACGTTGCAGTGGGCGATATTATCTCCTTCCTAGCATCTGTAGAAATCTCTGATAAGAATTCTGGGGTGCTTGGAGTAACAGCAGAGCTTATGATTACAAAGCCTGTGGGTGGTACGTCTACAACCATCTACTACAGGGATGGTGATAAATACCAAGATCCTCATAGTCTTCCTAAAGATGACTTGAGTCTTAGTCTAGAGACTCAGCGTTATACTGTGGATGGTACAGAGACAGCTATTGTTCCACGTATCAGTGTTTACTTTGCACAGAACGTACAACAGAATGCAGTAGTTAAGATTGGTCAATACGCTGTAAGAAAACAAGTTAAGTAAGGATCTAAAGCAGACTTGAGGCTGTGAACCAGAAGCTGAAGTTTGTCTGTCTCAGCTATATCACCTCTTGAACAAACACCAGAAAAATAAAAATAAAAGAGGTGTTATAAAGTGAGTGATACAATTCCAGATGTTACGTTAGCTAGCGGAGTTTGGCTGGATGTCTATAATGCAACAGGAATTGCACCCGGAACAGCTTTGATCCTTAAGAATAAGGCAAGTAACCTTGTTTATATTCAAGTTAGAGCAACAGTACCAACAGCAAGCTCTGTAGATGGTTGGACACTTGCAGGTGTTGGTTCAAGTTCTAGCGGCGACTGGACAACAGTAGATAAAGTTCCTGCTGGCTCTCGTGTATGGGTGAAGGGGAATGGTAAACTCTTTGTACAGGTGTTTGAATAATGAGTATTATTCCTAGCCGTGTAAAGACAGTAATCATTGAGGGTGAAGGTAACGATCTTTCAGATTGGCCTGTTGGGCAACTTCCTTATAGGGCAGAAGATGGAACTATTCAAGGTTCTGGACTTCGAGTGCTTTCATCCGGTAGTCTTCTAGCCCCTGTTGGGTTTTCTGTAGAATCTGGATCTGTAGATTTTGGTGACGCACTTCGTTTGTCTGAGTCAGCAGGTTTCCTAGCCTTTGATAATCTTGTGGAGGGTACACGTTACCAACTTCTTGATTACGAAGTTCCTCGGGACGGACCCTCATCCAAGCCATTCTATTTTAAGCTTATACAAGCTGAAAGAAGGGTAGGGGATTTGAATGGTTCTGCAACAATCACTACAAACCCTCTGTCTTTTGACTACCAAACAAAACTGACAGCACGCACAAACGCAATGCTCTTCAAGGCAAATTCTGTAATGCAGAATGTCAGAATAAGGATCAGTGATAAGAAGTCTGGCGTGGCTGTAAAGTATTTCCCAAGCAAGTCTGCATGGGTTACTGGTCAGAATGGTGCTACATTTGAAGTTGGTGAAAATATCCTTGACTTCATGGACACCTCTGTAATTTTCCAAGCCGGAACTGATATCGTATTTGATATTCAAGCTAACTCTATTTCCTTGTCAGGTAGTAATGGGATTCCAAAGTTTGCTGCCTTGGTTCAAGAGGGTGTATTCATCGGTGTTGCTGATGAAAATGATGTAGCCAATCTCCAAGAACAGATTACAAATATTGATGAAGCTTTCTCTGGAGATTATGCGGATTTAGTTAATGTTCCAGCGACATTTGCTCCAAGTGCTCACACTCACCCTACTTCTGATATTCAAGGTCTGGATGCCTCACTTTCTTCACTGTCTACAGCAGTTCAACAGGCTAATAGTGGAGTGTCTGGATTAGCTAAAGTTGCAAAGTCTGGTAGCTATCAGGATCTTTTAAATAAGCCTAATTTGTTTTCTGGTATTTATGCTGATTTACAGAATAAGCCAGCATTGTTCGATGGTGATTACAATAGCCTCACTAACAAACCTGTTATCCCTTCAGTAACCTATCCTGTAACAAGTGTAAACTCTAAAACTGGCGATGTTGTTCTGACAGCTTCGGATGTAGGAGCAATTGGTGTAGGTAGTCAGATTCCGTATAGTTCTCTGACAAATGCTCCAACCATTCCTGCACAGATTACAAAAAATTCTGAACTGATTAATGACAGTGGATATGTGACACTTCTCACTGCACCTGTTACATCTGTTAATTCAAAGATTGGTGCTGTAGTTTTAAGTAACTCTGATGTAGGTGCTGCTGCAACCAATCACACACATCCAATTTCAGATGTGAATGGTTTGCAAAGTGCTTTGGATAGCAAAGTATCCTCATCTGCTCTGGCAGGGTACGCTACGACGGTAAGCGTCAACAATCAGTTGGCTAACTATACAAATACAGCAACATTGAATAATCTTCTTGCTGGGAAGTACAGTAATCCTACAGGTAATATCTCCCAATACATTCGAGGTGATGGCAGTATTGCAGCGTTCCCAGCAATTCCAGTTGCTCAAGTAAATAGTGATTGGAATGCTACAAGCGGTGTTGCTCAGATCCTGAATAAACCAATTATCCCTACAGTAAACTACCCTGTAACAAGTGTTAACGGAAAGCTTGGCGCTGTGGTTCTTACTAACGTGGATGTTGGGGCAGCAGCTACTAGCCATACACATGTGATTACTGATGTGGTTGGACTTCAAACATCTCTTGACAGCAAAGCTTCTACAAGTGCATTGTCTGGTTATGCTACAACTGCTGCATTGAGTAGTGGATTAGCTACCAAGTTTAATACACCAACAGGTACTACTAGTCAGTATGTCCGTGGTGATGGAAGCTTGGGTACAACACCTGTAGTTCCAACCAATGTCAGTGCATTTACAAATGATTCTGGATATATCACTGGAGTAACAGCTTCTCAGATTAATTCTGCTATTGGTTACACACCTTATGATGCTAGTAACCCTAGCGGATATGTAAACCAAGCTGGAGCAAGAGCCTCAGTAAGCTTGACCACTACAGGGAGTGGTGCTGCGACTTATAACAGTTCAACAGGTGTTCTGAACATCCCTGCTCCGGTAACAAGGAGCTACACTTATCCAACAAGGGCACTAAACACAGCTTTTCAAATCTCTGCTACAAGAGAAGCAATGGTAAGTTATAGTGTTGATATTACTGTTGCAGCGTTATTGTTGGCAGGTACTAGTGGTAGGGTTTATTTGGAATATGCTGATAACTCAACTATGACAACAAACCTCATTACAGTTGGCTCTACAGCCAATAGCATTGGCGGTGTATTGAACGTTAACAACTTGGCTACAGCTAACCTTGCAGGTTTGATTCCAGCAGGTAAGTTTGTAAGGCTGCGTACAGCTAACGTCAGTGGAACACCTACATTTACTTTCCAATCAGCACAAGAAGTAATTTTGTAAAAGAGTAACTTCTGAGATAGCATTTAAGGATGAATGCTATCAATTGAAAGTATTTAAAATATATTTTATAAAAGCTTGACAATACGAAATAAAATGTGTAATATCTCTTCTATGAAACAGACAAAAGGAGAGATAAGTGAATAAATATAAAGTTGAGCTTAAAGCAACAGATAGCGCAGGGATTAAGTTTCTTGAGCAAGTTGTAAAGCTCGCTAATCAAGGGGCTACTATTGATAGCTCATATCCTACTAAGAATACTTTCCCAAATAAAGTCATGTTGTCGATTGAGACGGAAGAGTTTCTTGTAGATGATATCAAGAATGGGATGCGTGTATATCCTGTAGAGTTGCAGTATAGTCGGGAATATCTTGAGAAACTTACAATCCAAGAGCTACGCCCAATTGTGAAAGAACGCGGTGTGACAGGTAGGGATTGCAATCAGATGATACGTGAGTATCTTGAGACGTTTAAGAAAGATTCTGTGAAAACGGAAGAGTAGCAAGTTGCATTAGCGGCCTCTGTTATAAAGAATTCGGTGAACTGTAATACCAGACATGAGGCTGTAGCAATACGGTTGGCGAGGTGAGGCACTGTTTTACTTTGAGAAGTTAGTAGTTGAATTACGAAAAGATTTATAATGACTTAGTTGAAAAAGCTAAAGTTCGTGGACTTGATAAAAGTCAGCATGAAGGTTACTTTGAAATTCACCATATTATACCCCGCTCTCTTGGTGGGAGTAATGATAAAAGTAATCTTGTAATGTTTACTGGACGTGAACATTACATCGCTCATATGCTACTTTGGAAAGCTTTTCCAGAGGAAGTTAGTCTGATGCTAGCTGCATTTCTGATGAGCAATCGTTGGAAAACAGATGAAAATGCTAAAGTAGTTAATTCTAAAACTTATGAGAAGCTACGTTCTGACTATGCTGTTGCAGTCAGCGAGCAAGTGTCCGGGGAAAATAATCCTTTCTATGGTAAGACCCATACGGAAGAAACCCGGACAAAATTAAAAGCTTGGCATGCAGCAAATCCTGATTTTACAAGAAATAATATGCTTGGTAAAAAGCACTCTGAAGAAGCAATTGCTAAAATGAGTGAGTACCAAAGAAACCGTCCACCTATGACGGAAGAGACTAAAAGAAAGATTGGTGACTTCCAACGAGGAAAGCCCAAGAATCCTGAAGCCATTGAAAAAACTCGACTGTCAAATATTGGTAGGAAGAAGACTCCCGAAGAAAGGAAGAAGATATCAGATGCTCTTACTGGAAAACCTTGGTCTGAAGCACAACGTGCAGGGATTATGGCATCTTTAAAGTATGGTGAAGAGCATCATTCTTTCGGTATTCCAAAGTCTGAAGAGCAGAAGAAAAAGATTTCAATAAGCCTTAAAGCCAAAAATCAAAGGCCTTGGGAAAATCCAACTTGTCAAAACTTTACGGATTTATCAAAGTGGGCTTTAGCTGATTATTATTTCGATATTTGGTGTCACTTCGACAAACCCGGTTTGAAGAAACTTAAAAAGATATACGATTTTATTCATAACGATGATATTACTTTATCCCTACTTGCTATCATGAGGATTAACTTCAGTAAAGGTTGGGTTCCTATTGAAGATGAGGAATGGGTCAATTTTTCTGAAGGATATTTAAATGACGGAACAAACAATTATTGCCCCGGCTAGTAAGCCTCAAGCTATGTTTTTGTCCACCCCTGATTGGGTGGACATTTGCTTCTACGGTGGACAGGCAGGCGGAGGTAAAACTTGGGCAGGCCTTGCGCATCACGCCAAGTATATAGATGATCCTCTATATAGGGGTCTAACACTTCGTAGAACAACACCCATGCTACTCAAGCCGGGTGCTGTGTGGGACGAAGCTAAGCAGCTTTATAGGTTACTTGATCCTACATGTCGAATTAAAATTAAAGATCATCAGATTATTGCCAGTAGCGGCGCTGAGATTGCTTTCTCTCACTTTGAGAGAGTAGACGATACAGATAACTTCCAAGGTGCACAAATCTCTAGCTGTGTAATGGAGGAATTGTGTCAGTTCGAAGAATCACAATTTAACTACATCCTTTCTCGTTTGCGTACTAAGGCTAAGATGAAGCCGAACATGCGAGCCACGATGAACCCAGATCCAGATTCGTGGGTGAGAAAGTGGGTTGACTGGTATCTTTACCCAGAAGGGCACGAATTATTTGGAAGACCGGACCCTTCTAAACAGGGAGTTATAAGATGGTTTGTTCGAATAGATAATGAAATGTTTTGGGCAGACTCTAAAGAAGAGTTAGAAGATAGATATCCTGACAGTGTTCCTTTGTCTTTTAGATTTATAGCAGCTTCTGTATATGACAACCCTCACATTGAAAAGAGTTATATTGCTTTCCTTCAGGGGTTGCCGAGAATCCAAAAAGAGATTTTGCTGTACGGAAACTGGGAAGCCCGGCCAGAAGCAAATTCGCTTATACGTCGTGAGTGGTTTGTTGAGCAATCTCAAGAACCTGCATGGACAGATATAATTAGAACAGTACGAGCTTACGACTTTGCGGGAACTTTAAAATCTTCTGATAGTTCTTATGATCCAGACTATACAACTTGCGTCAAGATGAGTAAGTTAAAGAATGGTGAATATTTCATTCATGATATTCAAAGAACCCGTATCAGATTCGGTGATTGGGAAAACTTTGTAATAGATAACGCCAACAAAGACGGAACTAAGGTAGACATTATTATACCTGTAGATCCTAACCCTGCCGCTCAAGCTGCAACAACTATGCTTGCAAGAGAGATTTCTGCTGCCGGATTCTTTGTAAAAACTATTAGGTCAAACAAATCAAAGATTGATAGGTTCCGTCCTTTTGCATCATTTACAATGAATGGGGGAATGAACATCCTCAAAAATTGTGCAATTGACTACGAAAACAAAATCTACAATGACCTCTCTTTTTTCTACAAAGAATTAGAAACGTTCACTGGTGAAAAAATCAGTGGTGCTAATGGTCACGATGATCTTGTTGACGTATGCGCTGATGCATTTATGCAGCTAGCCGGTAAAAGTAACATACCAGCTTTTGGTGTACCTATCCACAAGAAGACTAACGAATTCAGATTATAAGGAGGCACAACCAGATGCCTATTGGTGATGCCTATGGCACGTGTTAAGAAAGCTACTGAAAGCCTAGACCTCTCCACTGGTTCTGAAAGTGTCCCTCGTATCCCATATAGTGAAACTGGCGGTATTGGACTAAAGCAAATCAATGGACAGATCCTAGAAGAATCACGAAAAGAGTTGGTTTATCCACAAGCTGCCAAAACATTTAAGACAATGAGCCGTGACGCAACTATTGCTTCTGGTCTTGACTTATTTCAAATGATGATGAGTCGTGTTAAGTGGTCTGTTCATGTTCCTCAAGATGCTTCAGAGGACATTAAAAAGAAAGCTCGCTTCATGGCTCAAGTGCAAGAGGATATGGAACACTCTTGGTATTCTTTCATGAAAGAAGCTGTAAGTTTCTATACTTATGGTTTTGCCCCTCATGAAATTGTACTTCGTAAGCGCTTGAAGATTAATGGCTCAAAGTATGATGATGGTTTGGTAGGGATTCGTAAGCTACCAATTCGTTCACAAGACACTATCAGTCGTGCTGAGTTTTCAGAAGATGGTCGTAACTTCCTAGGATTCTGGCAGAACCCAAAAGGTATTCTGGATTTCTACGGAGGTTTTAACGGTGGTAAAGCTACAAGTGTTGATGAAGTGTTCTTGCGTAAGAATAAGCTTCTAATCTTCACTTGTGATTCTTCCCGTGGTAATCCTATGGGAACAAGCCCACTGCTTAAATGCTACTATGCTTGGAAGTATCGTACAAAGATTGAAGAACATGAAGCTGTTAGTCTCTCTCGTGATCTGAATGGTATTCCTAGATTCAAGATCCCTTCTGAATATTTGTCTGAAACAGCAAGCGATGATAAAAAAGCTGCTGCGCAAGCATACATGCAGATTGGTCGCAATATCCAAGCTAACGAACAAGCTTCTGTTGTAGTTCCTAGTGATCGTGATGATAGAGGTAACTTGATCTTTGAGTTTGACCTTGTGACATCCTCTGGTTCAAATCGCTTTGATACCAATGCAATCATCGGACGTTACAACAGCATCATCCTACAATCTCTTTGGGCTGACATCCTTCAGATGGGTCAAGGTACAGGCGGTTCTTACAGTCTTTCTGACACTAAACGTGGTTTGGTTGTCATGGCTGTTGAAGATAAGCTTATGGGAATGCAAGAGACTCTTAAAGAGCTTCGTGACCTTCTGTTCAAAATGAATGGTTGGGATTTGGAAGGTGATTTGCCTTATTGGCAATATGAAGAAGTTCAAGAAACTGATCTTGATGTTCTTTCTAAAGCTGTTCAACGCTTTGCAGCGGTAGGCGCTATCGAAGTTGATCGAGAGGTCTTGAACATCACTCGTCAGTCTATTGGGGCCAAACCTCATGATTTGGATGAAGAACCTCTAAAAGAATATCTTCCTGAAAAAACAAGCTCTAGTGGCGAAGGTATGCAGGAGGGTCTTAATGGTGGGACCGGATCAGCAACAGGTGCTTCTGGTGATAGTTCAACAGGAAATACTGAGAACGCATAATGGATAAATCTGAAAAGTTGTATGAACTCCTTGAAAAGTTCTTCGGTGGTTCTAGGGAACAAGAGTCTGTTGTTGAAGTTACAAAGTCGATTGATATTGAACAAAGACGGGCTTTGTTCGTAGTTCTAGAACCTGAGACTGTAGATCTTCATGGAGACATCTACTCCGCCGAAGAAGTTGAAAAAGCCTGCATCAACTTCAACACTCATTGTAACAAAGCTAATCTCTTTCATCAGGTACAAATTGAAACTGCTAAGATTGAACAATCGTTCATTTCTCCGTCAGATTTCATGCTTGATGATGGAAGACTGATTAAAAAAGGAACTTGGCTCCAATGGTGGTATTTCCCTGAAGACAATACAGACAGTGAAAAACTTTGGAAACAAGTTAAATCGGGCGATATTTGCGGAGTTAGTATTGGCTGCCGCGCTTCTGTGGAAGACTTGTAAATGACAGAACATGCACGTAAGCGGCTATCTAATTTTAGCTTTGAATCCGAAGGCTCACACGTCGCGTTGGTTGGCAAACATCAAGGTGGGCCAGCTAATGGCGTCACTACTTTGCTGACCAAGGCAACCAATAAGATTACAGATGAGCAGCTAGAGAAGGCGACAATGGTTCAGGTTGAAATGAACATTGTAGATTTTCTTACTACGTTCTTTGATCTTTGGTATGAGGATGCTGTTGTCTTGGCAAAAATTATGGGCCTAGACACTGAGCCTGATGAGCAAGAAGATACTATTGATTGGTGGGAAAAATACATCAATGAGAAGGTTGAAGCTGTAACATTGATGAAGTCCTTGGTTATGGATAAAAGCGAGCATGAAGTAAATAAAGCTATCGCTTCCCTTAAACCAGAAGAATTGCTCTTGCTTCTTGAAACTCAAAAGAAGTTCGAACAAGCATTGTCCTCGCAAGAGGGCGTAACTGCATTGAAAGGTGCAAAGTCTCCCTCTGTGGAAAAGTCCAATAATAAAGGTAATGAAATGTCTGAGTTCGTAACTAAAGCAGTTCACGAAGAGCAGGTTAGCAAGGCTGTTGAAGAGGCCGTAGCTAAAGCTGTTAAAGAACAAGAAGAAAAAATCGTAGCTAAACAAGCTGAACTGGATGCAGCCCTTGAGGTTGTTAAAGGCTTGGAAGCTAAAGAGAAAGAATCTGTTGAGAAGGGCCGTAAAGCAGCTCTTAAAGACGCAGGTGTAGCCGAAGACGAAGTAGAAGTTCTCTACAAATCCACCGAGGCATTGAACGCTGAAGCCTTTGAAACTGTAGTTAAAGCAATGGCTAAAGACAAGAAAGCTGTTGAAGAAACTGACATGTTTAAAGAGAAAGGCGTTTCCGGTGAAGCTGTTAGCACTGTTGAAGAAGATGGTGTTTCTGCCCTCACTAAATCCTACAAAGAAAAATTCGAAAAGGAAGCTAAATAATGGCTCTGGTAAACTTTGATATTCGTACCCTCGGTGACCTCGTTGTTCGTGAGTTCTCCCCTGCTGATGGCTACTGCCGTGATGAAGTAACCGTACCTGCTGGCACCTACCCTATGGGTACTCTGGTTGTTGGTACTGGTATGGGCGCTACTTTCGCTAAGTATGTTGCTGGTGCTGCTGTACCTGCTGGCTCGATTCTGGCAATCGTAATTGGTGATCACTTCGACGTTCGTCCTACCTTCACCACTACTGCTAACAGTCTGGCTCTGGTTATTTACCGTGGTCCTGCACAGGTTAGTGACTACCTGCTGAAATCTGTAAACGGTCTGAGCACTGCTCAAATGGCAACTGTTGCTGCTCAACTGAATGCTCAAGGCATCGACGCTCTCGTCGCAGTCTAAAGTTAATTACTAATTATTAAGGAAACATATTAAATGTCTGAGCAATTTCTGAGCAAAGCTCTTGCTTTCGATCCAGCAAACGCTAACCTGCGGATTGAGATTACCCCAGCAGTAAACGTAATTCCTAACCGCTACTTCCTGATGGACCAACTGGGTCTGTTTGAAGATGTATATCTGACCCAGAAACATGCTCTGGTTCCTGTATACAACGAAGTGCTGTCGGGTGCTCTGCAAGACTACAACTGGGGTGAAAAATCCCAAACCTTGACCCCAGATCAAAAGAGCTACATGCGTATTGATGTTCCACACTTCCCAGCCTCGTATGCTATCACTCCACAAGACGTGGAAGGTATTGCTGCTTGGGCACAAGTATATCAGGGTAATGATCTGGAAACCATCGACGCTGTTCGTCAGCGTAAACTGGCTAAGGCTCGTAAAGCCCACGCTTGGGTTCGTGAAGTTTCGCGTTTCAACCTGATCACCACTGGCGGTGTATATGCGCCTCGTGGCACTGTTACCCAAAACTTCTACCAAGAATTTGGTGTACAGCGTACTCAGATCGTAACTGATCTGGATAACTCCACTACCCCTGATTCGAACATCAACGAAGTTGTTGCTGGTCTGCAAGATAACCTGCAATCTGGTGAAATTGTAAATCGTTTCATTGCTCTGTGCTCGCCTAGCTACTTCCAAGCACTGATCAATAACGCTTACATCACTGACATCCTGAAGGCTCAACTGGCTGGTGGTACTTCCAACCTGCTGCTGAACCGTCAAGTTGGTGGTCTGGTTCCGGGTCAAGAAGGTGTTCTGTACCGTAGCTTCGAATACCAAGGCGTTACTTTCTACGAAGTACGTCCTCAAGCTGGTACTACCTTCATTCCAGAAGGTCAAGCTTACTTCCTGCCGCTGGGTGTTGATGATCTGTTCACCACTTACTACGCAACCCCTAACAAGTTCAGCACTGTTAACACTGTTGCTCAAGCTTCGTACGCATGGGAATTCCGTGACCCTAAAGACGAAATCATCGAAGTTGAAACCGAGACTAACCTCCTGAACTTCGTTTCCCGTCCACAGGAAATCGTTGTTGCTTACTTGCCAGACGGCACTGTACCAGTTCAGCCTTACAATCCATAAGGCTTGAATAATAGAGGGGTGTAAAAGCCCCTCTTGTACACTATAAAATAAGAGGTGTGACATGAGCTTTGAATTTACACAAGATGATGTTCGTGCTGGTCAACGTGCCATGTTGATGAAACTTGCTGATAAGGTTTCGACCATGAAATCTGGCGGTAAAGTAGATGTAAGTGGTGTAGAAGAACTTGATACTGATTCCAAACTTACTGTTAAAGAAGTAGCTGAAGCTTTCAATCAGTTGGTTAAAGCACTTAAAGCTTGATAAAAAGAAAAGGCGTAATAGCCTTATGTAAATAAGGGGCACGTCTTGGCTTATACAAATTCTCCGGCAACGAACCCCATCGACAGAGTAAGACTTTTAGTCGGTGATGTGTTTACAGATTTTGAGATATTGGATGATAACACATACCAATATTTTCTAGATAAATATAATGGTGATGAAATGCTAGCAGCTATTGCCGCTGCTAAAGTCATCAAGTTCCAAATTGCTAAAACTCCTACAAGAGAAAAAGCAGGCAATTACGAAGTATGGAGTGAATTCGCCGAACGTTATACAGATGCTCTTGATGATCTGATTGACAAAGGGGAAACTTCTCTGTACGTAGGAATGCCTTACGCTGGAGGAATATCTAGAAGTGATATGTTGAAAAACAACCTCAATAGGGATGTTGTTCGTCTTTGTCTTCCTAGAATTTCCGGTTGCCCTTATGACCACTTTTTGTGGAATAATGAACTTTACGATTTCTATGTAGATGGTGGGTTCAACAGGGGTTGGGTATGAGTATTGCAGACCTCTCATTAGTTAGGAAAAAACCTCTAACTCTACTAAGACACTCTCAAGGTTATCTTGGTGAAGATGGACGTTGGGTTGAGGGTAGCGAAACTGAAGTAGTTATTCAAGCTAACGTTCACCCTTTCTCTGATTACCAAGTTATGATCCTTCCAGAGTCCGATAGAACCAAGAGTTGGATGTGGGTATTTACTGTCAGTCCTATACGTTCTAAGAAAGAAGGTCCAAACGGTTATGATGGGGATCGATTCTATTGGGATGGAGATCTATACGAAGTAATGAAAACTCAGAAATATTCTATGGGTGTGGTTGACCATTTTGAAGCCAAAGCTGCAAAAGTTGGCGACACCCCTAACTAAAGGATAATCCAAATGTCTTTCAAGTTGAAAGTGGATAAGTCTGGGTGGAATAAGCTTCGTAAAGATTTGATGAAGATTGACGAAAGTGAAATTCAAGTGGGTTGGTTTGAACAAAATAGGTATGGTCCTGACAACTCAAATCTTCCAATGGCTTACGTTGCAGCATTGAACGAGATGGGGCATGTGAATGGTGCTGATGCAATGATTCCCGGAGCTATCACTCCACCACGTCCTTTCATGCGTGTGGGCTTTAGGCAAGCTATGACCACTACCGCTGCTAAGGCTGAATTCAAAAAAATGATTCAGAAAATAATAAGCGGTCAATCATCTCTTGTAGCTTTAAAGCAGTCTGCAAATTTCTTTGAAAACCTTTTGCAAAAAGTAATGAGAGATTGGGACACACCTCCCAACGCTTCTCTTACAATTGAAATGAAAGGCTTTAATGATCCTCTTAGAAACACGGGTGAACTTATTGACAATGTTACCGCCAAGGTATCTAAGAGAGGTGGTTAGTGTCTATTTATAGAGATGTAGAGGATGGGATATTTAAAGGAGTGAAAGCTGCCTTATCTGAATATCCAACAGTTCCTGTAGCCTTTGCTCATAGTAATATGACAGAGCCTGCTGAGAGTTATATGACAATCAGCGTTTTACAGATTGAGCAAATTGGCAAAGGTTATACATCTACTTTTACCAACAGTAAAGATGAACTTACAATCCAAGCTAACTACAATGTAACTGTACAGTTTACATG